GATGAGTCAGCATTTATTGTTGTACCTTCATCAGTATCAATTTACGAATCACCAATCCTACGACTATCTGTAAATCAGCCAGCAACAGGCGAGATCGAAACAGCACTATATGGCTACATGGCCGTTGGTGTATTAGTCGCTGGTGGAGTTCGTCGCTTCAACCTAACCTAATAAGTTAGTTAATTTAATAATCCCTAGGGTTTAGTAGCCCTAGCCCTAGGGAGCTTTTTAAGAGAGGAATCTATGGCCGCTGCAATGGTAACTATGCAAGAACTACGCACAAATCTTGGGATAGGAACTTTATATACCGATGCAACCGTAGAAGAATGCTGTCAATCGGCAGAAGATTTAATACAAGGTTATTTGTGGCATAACGATGCCCCAGTAGTAGCTTCATCTATTAGCAATAACGTAGCAACTTTAGTATTATCAAATCCTGGCATATTTACTACAGGTCAATCAATAACAGTGTCTAATTGTGGTGCAACGTATAACGGCACATACACATTAACAGGATCATTTCCAGGTACTACAGTGCCTGCTTCAATCGGCACAATGTTTTGGAGTACATACGCATTAAGTTCATACCCTAACGGCTACAGCTTTATTCAATACGCAAAGACAGCTGCGGATGACAACTTTCATTTTATTAAACCATACGGCCGAGCCCTTGGCCCAGAGCATAAAGCACAGGCTTACACTGCGACCCCTGCCATCAGAGAGGCTGCGATGATCGTAGCTGTAGACATCTGGCAAGCACGTCAAGTTAGCCAGACTGGTGGGGTAGGTATGGATGGGGTATCTGCAAGTCCGTACAGGATGGGATACCAATTGATAAATCGGGTCAGAGGCCTCATCCAACCGTATTCAAGTCCTAACTCACTGGTCGGCTAATGCCAGCCGCAATAACCACCCTTAGAAGCACGCTAGCCACATCTCTAGCCAATGCAGGCGTGTGGTCTACCTTTGCATTCCCACCTGCAACTCTATTGGCAAACAGCGTTGTAATTACACCTGGTGATCCTTATTTAGTGCCGTCTAATAATGATTACACAAGCATCGCACCTTTAGCCAATTTTAAGGTAATGATCTGCGTACCAGCCTTTGATAATCAAGGCAACTTAGCAGGCATAGAAGATTTTATTGTCGCCGTTGTGACTAAACTAAACGCATCATCTTTGGTGCTAAACATATCAAGTGTCTCCGCTCCAGCTATCGCTAGTGTGGCAAGTGGAGATTTATTAACGTCAGAGATCACTGTATCAATTCTAACGAGCTGGAGTTAAAATGAGTCTAACACCTGAAGATTTAGCCTTCTTAAAAAAGATAGGTCAAATCGAAGAAGCACCAAAACCTGCACCAACTAAAGACAAGGACAAGGAGTAACAATGGCAATTTTCTTAAATAACACCGCATCGGTTACCTTTAACAGCGTTGATCTTTCAGCGTATGTTACATCTGTAACTATCAATCAATCATTTGATGAACTTGAAGTAACTGCTATGGGTGATACTGCTCATAAGTTTGCTAAGGGCCTAGAGGCAAGCACTATTACTCTAGACTTCTTAAACGATAACGCTGCAGCTACAGTAATCCCAACCTTGCGTGCTGCCTACGGTACAACTGTACCTTTGGTAATCAAGCAAACCACTGGAGCAGTATCAGCGACAAACCCTTCATATAGCACTACTGTATTGGTTAATAACCTACAAAACGTGAATGGTGCTGTTGGCGATATTTCATCACAGAGCATTACATTTACCTGCAACAGCGTAATCACTGTAGCAGTAGCATAAGGAGAACTAATGGCAAAGCTAAAGATAACAAGGGCTAATGGTGAAGTATCTGAGCATAAGATAACACCAGGTGTCGAGTACGCTTTCGAGTTAAAGTATGGCGCAGGAATCTCAAAGGTCCTACGTGATCACGAACGTCAAACAGAGATCTACTATTTGGCGCACGAATGTTTACGTAGGGCTAACGTGACTGTACCTATCTTCGGCCTAGAGTTTATTGATTCTCTAGAAACCGTTGAAGTATTGGATGAAGAAAAAAAATAACACAGCGTGATTCAATAACCTACACGATAGCCAGTCTGTCGGTAGAGACAGGAATTGCGCCCCAGGCTTTTATAGATATGGATCAAGAAATGCTTAGGGCAATTGTCCAGGTATTGTCAGATCGAGCTAAGGAGATTAAAAATGCCAGTAGAGGTCGTAGGCGTTAAAGATGTCCTAAAAGGCTTGGAGTTTATTGATGAAGATATGCGCCAGCGCATTAGGACTGCTATTGATCCTTTAATGCGTGGCGTATCATCTAAAGCTAAAGGATTTGTACCAGACAATGGCAGTGTGTTATCAGGCTGGAGCAAAACAGGTAATCCAGAAATAAACTACAAACCTTTTCCTAGATATGATGCAAGCACAGTTAGGTCTGGTATTGGATATAACTCTGGTGAAAATCAAACATTTAAGAATGGATTTAAGGTTAGTAATTACGTGTACAACGTAAGCGCAGCTGGCCGCATATATGAAACATCAGGCCGTCAAAATCCACAAGGCCGAGCGCCATTTCAACGGATTGATCCTAGCCAACCCAATACTTCCTTTGGCCCAGTGCAAGGATTTGAAGGCACTAAACGAGCCAGGGAATACACTTACAATAAATCTACACGAGAGTATTCATCAAATAATCCGTTTGCTGGTTATCAATTTGTAACATCAATGGGCCCACTTACATCACAACCAAGAATTAAAGGAGTGCGTGGTGGTACTGGTAAAAAAACTAAAGGCAGACTTATATTCAAGGCTTGGGCTCAGGATAGTTCTAAAGTTTATGATGCAATTTTGAATGCCATAAACTCTACAGCTATACATTTTAATAAATCTACAGAAGTTAAAAAGGCAGCATAATGGCCAACGTAGTCGTCTCCGCTATTGCTACCTTTAATGGTAAAGCACTTAAAAAAGGTCAAAAAGAAATATCGGCATTTGATAAATCAGCAAAACAATTAGGTAAAACATTTAACAGAGTTTTTGCTGCTACTGCAATTGTGGCATTTTCTAAAAAAGCAATTAACGCATTTGCAGCCGATGAACAGGCCGCCAAGTCTTTAGCAATACAGCTAGAAAATACCGGCAACGCATTTAGAGTAAATGAAGTTGAAGCGTATATTGCCACACTACAAGATTTATCTGGAGTATTAGACGATCAATTACGACCAGCATTTCAAACTTTATTAAATGCAACTGGCTCAATTACTTTAAGCCAACAGGCTTTACAAACTGCATTAAACGTCAGTGCAGGCACAGGTAAAGATTTACAAAGTGTTGTAGACGCAATAGCCAAAGGCGCAACAGGAACCACTACCGCTCTATCAAGACTAGGAACAGGATTAAGTAAATCAACTATTGCTAGTGGCGATATGAATAAGATAATGGCAGAACTTGATAAAAAGTTTGCTGGCCAAGCGCAGGCAAGATTAACTACCTATGCAGGTAAAATGGATTTATTGCGTGTTAAAGCTGCAGATGCAACAGAAATTATTGGTAAAGGCCTAATTGATTCTATTCAATTATTAACTAAAGATAATTCTATAGCCGATGCAGGCGATGCTATGAATAGTTTTGCATTAGCAATAGTAAATACAGCCAAGGGTATGGCTATTTTAATTAGTGAAGTAAAGTCATTAGTAGATAGTGATGTAGGTAAGTTTTTACTAGGATTAGTTGCTTTATTAACTTTAGGTAAAAAGCAAATTATAACTGGCGCCCTTGGAATAGTTGCTTATGATATTGGCAAAAACACTCCTTTAAGCGATCAAGAAAACTCAGCACTTGGTAGAAGACGATTAGCTGCTAGAGTATTAGAAGGCAAGATTCAAGCGGAATTAAATAAATACAAAAAGTTTGAACTTGATTTATTAAAGCAAAAAACTGAATTAGATAAACTTAAAGATAAGTTTGACACAGAACGAATAGGCTTAATGGTAGCTCTTAATGCTGCTACCGATGAAGATACTAAATTACGCATCAAATCACAGATAGCAATTTTAGACAATAACGAGGCTTTGGCTAAAAAGTATAATGCTGAGTTAGAAGCTGCTAACAGTGCTATGAAGTTGGCGCAAGAATTAACAGCTACTACAGATGCTATGGCTAAACTAAGAATAGTTACTCAGGCCGATTACACAAAACAGATGTATGCAGGCTCATCAATTTATTACAACACCTACAATGCTGCTAGCGTGCCTATGGGCAGTGCAAGTGGTGGTGGTACTACTGTAGTAAACAATACTACTAACCTTCAAGTAGAAGGATCTGTAATATCACAAGATGCTGTGTTAAGCACAGTCCAAGAAGCATTACAAAGATTAAATAAGCAAGGCTCACCTACTTACGCAGCTGGATTATAACTATGGCTGTACCAGTAATTAATGCAATTATTAACTTCTCAACAGGTCCACAAACTGCTCAGGCTATGCAGATCGATATTGGTAAATTAGGAGTAAACGTATTAGCCGATACTGTTGCAGTTATTGTTGATGTATCTAATCAGGTAGATTCAGTAAGGACTGCTAGAGGCCGTAACGTATTAGCAGATCAATTCCAGACTGGCACACTTACTTTACGCATAGTAGATCAAAACGGTGATTTTAACCCACAGAATCCAGCAAGCCCATATTATGAATTACTAACCCCTATGAAGAAGGTTGAGATAACCGCAACCTACTCAGGAGTAACTTATCCAATTTTTGCAGGCTTTATTACTTCATACTTAAACACGCAGCCTAAAGATGCCACAGAGGTAGCCTATACAACTATTACAGCTGTAGATGCTTACCGCCTAGCACAAAACGCACAGATTACAACAGTTACAGGTGCTACTGCTGGAGACCTATCAGGCACACGTGTTAATCAAATCCTAAATACTATTAACTGGCCTAACACTCAGCGTGATGTAGATGCAGGTCTTACTACCCTACAAAACGATCCAGGCACTAATAGGACTTCTTTGTCAGCCCTGCAGGTTGTAGCGGACAGCGAGTACGGGGCAATATACGTTGATGCTTCTGGCAACTTTGTATTTCAAGATAGAGCGGTAACCGTTGGATCTATTGGTGGCACGCCTACAGTATTTACTGACAATGGCGCTGGTATCCGCTATGCCAATGCTACGTGGGTGCTTAATGATTATTTAGTATTTAATTCTGCAAGCATTACTAGATCAGGCGGAAGCGCTCAACTAGCCATTAATCAACCTTCTATTGACAAATACTTTATACATTCCTATACCCTAACTGACCTACTTATGCAGACCGATGCCGTGGCGCTTGATTACGCTAGGGCCTATGTAGCTTCTAGAGCTGAGACTACTATTCGATGTGATGCTATTGAACTTGATCTATACACTGCCGACTACAACGCAGGCACTATTGCAGCCCTCAGCCTAGATTTCTTTGATCCAATCACAGTAATCACCACACAGCCAGGCGGATCTACACTGGACAAGACCCTACAGATTTTCGGAGTAGCCTTTAACATTACCCCGAATAGCTTCAAAACTACCTTTACAACGCTAGAACCTGTCATAGATGGGTTTATAATAGGCAACGTAGATTACGGTGTCTTAGGACAAAACGTCTTATCTTATTAAGGAGCAATAATGGCAACAGGATTTCCAGCAGTAACCGGTGATGTACTTACATCCGGTATGTTTAACGGACTTACATCATTCACAGTAGGCACTGCTAACACAGCAGATTATACAGCTGTATCTGCAGATCAATATCAGGTATTAGAAATAATGAATAAGGCAACTGCTATTGCGTTTAAGATTCCTACTAACGCATCTGTAGCATTTCCAATAGGCACAGCACTCACAGTATTAAATATCGGTGTTGGTGTTTGCACAATTAGCGCAGTGACTCCTGGTACTACAACAGTATTAAGTGCTGGCGCTGTAGCAGCATCTCCAACTATTGCACAATACAAATCAGCAGTGTGTATTAAAACTGGCACAGATACTTGGTATGTAATAGGTGGAATTGCATAATGATTGGTAATATAACGGCTGGTTCTTTAAGTGCGCCATTTGTTGCGCCTACTGACATAGTAGATATTTTAATGGTAGCAGGCGGCGGCGGCGGAGCTGGTTCATTTGGCGGGGCAGGCGGCGGAGCTGGTTCAGTTTTATATGCAGAAGGATATGTATTAAGTATTGCTTCGTATTCTTTAACTATTGGTGCGGGCGGTAGTGGTGGTACTCAATCTCAAAACGGTTCAATAGGTAATAATAGTGTGTTTGGTAGTATTGCTACTGCTAATGGCGGCGGCTACGGTGGCAGCAGTAACGGTTCAACTGGATCTGCAGGCAGTGCAGGCGGATCTGGCGGCGGCGGAGCTGGATTACAAGCAAACAATCCTGCAAAAGCAGGTGGTGCATTTGCCAATACAACTTATACAGGTTTTACAAATTATGGTTTTTCAGGTGGATCAGGTTCGTTTAATACTAACGCCGCACGTGGCGGCGGTGGTGGTGGAGCTGGACAAGCTGGCGAAGATGGCGGTACTGCATTAGGTAATGGTGCTATTACTGGCACTTACGGCGGAGATGGATTAAATACTTGGTCATCTTGGTTAAGTGTAGTTTCATTAGGAGTTAGCGGTTATATTGCAGGCGGCGGCGGCGGCGGACAATATTCACCACCCGGCGGCGGCGGACAAGGCCCAGGCGGAGATGGCGGCGGCGGTTTAGGCGGTACACGAAATGTTGCGCCAACTGCAGGTACTGTTAATACAGGATCCGGCGGCGGCGGAAATGGTGAAGGTGATAACGGCGCAGGAACACAATCAGGTTTTGCAGGTGGTTCAGGTTTTGTAATAGTTCGTTATTTAACTGGAGCAATTACTGCAACAGGCGGTACAACTGCAACGAGTGGTGGATATACCTATCACAAGTTTACTTCTAACGGCACTTTTCAAAGGACAGCATAATGTCGCACTGGGCAGAAGTTAATAATGATAATCAAGTTATTCGAGTGCTTGTTGGTGATAATAATGATCCAGCAGGTGATGAGGGTTATTCTTGGTTAATAGATAACTTAGGTGGTACTTGGATTAAGACTTCATATAACTCAACTATAAGAGGTAATTATGCAGGCATAGGTTATACCTATCTTCCATTAGAAGATATATTTATGCCGCCTAAATGCCACGCAGAGGCAGTCTTAAATGCTGCAGCTGCTAAATGGGATTGCACTAACGAGGATCACGATGCCAAACCCCTGGCTGAGTAAAGCTGCAGATATTTTAAGAGATGCCGTTACTACCTGGTATCCAGATCGGCGCACTACCAGTGATGGGTGGCTTGGCGATGCTCGTCACAGTGCCAGAAAATCTGATCATAATCCAGACAGCACCGGATGTGTGCGAGCCATTGATATTGATTCTCGCTTGGATTCATCCGAGGGGCTCTCAGTATATTTGGCTGACCAAATCAGAATCTGTGCGAAAACCGATAAGCGTATATCGTACGTAATCCATAACGGAATGATCGCTAGCAGAATCCTTAATTTTAAGTGGCGTAAGTATTCAGGATATAACAAACACACAAAACACATACACGTCAGCTTCACAAAGGCTGGAGATCACGATAGTAAGCCGTTCGATATACCACTACTAGGAGGCAAGATATGAAGATCAGTAAGAAACATAAGGCAATACTAAAATCTTACGCACGTGGCGTATTAGTATCTTTCTTAACATTTTTGGCTAGTAATGAATTAGGTTTAGATCCTGCCGTGTCTGTAATTGTTGCAGCGCTGGCAGGTCCAGCAGCTAAAGCTCTAGATAAATCCGAAAATGCTTATGGCATCGGTGCTAATGACTTATGAGTCCGGCAGAATGGGCCGCCTTTGGCGCTGGCGGTTGCGCCGTGCTGAGCGCCGTGCTAATAGGATTACGTTTTTTAGTTAAAGGCTGGCTTAACGAGTTGCGCCCTAATTCTGGAAACTCGCTCAAGGACCAGATTTCTCGAATTGATGAAAGAAGTTTGCGACTTGAACAGCGTGTTGATGATCTGTTTATTTTAATTAGTAAGTCATAATTTTAATATGGCTACTAAACGCAAACCAAAGAAGAAGGTTGCACGTAGGCGCAGGACTACTAAAGAGCCTGTACTTACAAAGTTAGACTTCTGGGCAATAGCAGCTAATGAAGTTTATATGGCTTGCCGTAAGTCAGGAATGGATGAAGGCACAGCTCTAGCGTTTGCGATGGATAGGTCAAGTTATCCGGACTGGATTGTAGATACTACAGATCCTATTAAAAATCCACTTGATGACTTTGAAGAGGATGAATGAAACGTTGGCTTGTAATTTCAGATATGCAGGTGCCTTATCAACTGGACTCTGCCATCAAGAACATAACAAAGCTGGCAAGGCGTGAGCGATTTGATTCTGTATTGGTGGTCGGCGATGAAATTGATTTTCAGAGTATTAGTAAATGGAGTGACCAAACACCTTTGGCTTACTCAGAAGATTTACACGCAGATCGTGAGTTGTGTAAGCAAATACTTTGGGATCTCAGTGAGTACAGCAAAGAGTGTCATATTATCCGTAGTAATCATACTGATCGCCTATATAACACTTTATTAAAAGTACCTGGTTTAATTAATTTACCTGAATTACAATACCCAGCGTTTATGTCGTTCGCTGAGATGGGTATGACGTACCACAAGAAGGCTTACGAGTTTTACCCTGGGTGGGTTTTATGCCACGGCGATGAAGGCAATATGAGTCAGCACGCTGGAATTACGGCGCTGAATCTTAGTAAGAAATTTGGAAAATCAGTTTTGGCAGGGCACAGTCACAGGCTTGGTATGAGTGCCTATTCAGAGGGCGTAAACGGCCATTACAGGACCTTATATGGGGTAGAGGTAGGAAACCTTATGGATAGAAAAAAAGCCTCTTATATACGCTATGGAAGCGCTAATTGGCAGATGGGCTTTGCTATACTAGAAGCCGTAGGAAAGACGCTAACACCCACGTTAGTGCCGATCAATAAGGATGGCTCATTTACAGCTCTAGGGCGGTATTACGGGTAACATCGTTACCTAATCGTTATACAAACTACGCCCTAAATAATCCACAAAGTCATACACAGGTGCAACACTATTGCTATGCCACAAAATATGTGAGCATAGATAGGGCTATATGACACTACAAGAAGCTGGCCTGTTATGGGTTGCAATTATGGTTGCAAGCATCTGGGCTTACGGTGTATTACAAAATGCAAAGCAAACACATTACTGGCGCGGCCGTAAAGATGGCTGGGATATGCACCGCCGGATGATTCAGAATAAAATTGATGCCGACCACAACTGAAAAGTTATTTGATGAAGTCATTGACATACTGCACAGCAGAGGTACGCAATATGGTCATCCAATCAGTAATCACAAACGTATTGCCGAACTCTGGTCGGCTTATCTTGGTTATCCGATACAACCAAATGAGGTTGCAATTCTTATGTGCTTGGTCAAAATCAGCAGACAAGCTGAAGATCCAGGAGTCGCTGACAATTACAAAGATGCACTCGGATATATCGCTATTGCCAAAACAATTACCGATGCTATGCAAGATGAAGACGGAGTGTGGAACTAATGGCATTTAACTTAGAGGATTACACCACGGTACAAGAACGTTCAAATATATTCTGGGAAAGGTATCCAAATGGAGCAGTACGAACGAGAATTGTCTCAGAGTCAGACACTAGAGTCGTTGTTGTTTGTGAACTATTTAGGGACAACGCTGATGAAAAACCATTCGCAACAGGTGAAGCCAAAGAAGTCATTTCAGACCGTGGCGTTAATCGTGACTTTGCGCTTGAAAATTGTGCGACTTCGGCTCGTGGGGTTGCATTTAAGGTGGCTAACATTGGTACTGAAAAGCACGGAGCGAGCAGAGAAGAAATGG